CGCCTCGAGAATGAATTAGGCCGGATAGAGAAAACAATATCCAAGCTGGTGGGCCGCGCGGCTGAAACAGAAAAGCGGATCGAAGAACTTCGAAGTGAGTCGGTCGACGATCAGGGATATACACTAGAAGGGGAAGGGCCGTGACTCACGCCGAACTCGTTGAAATCGGCCGGCGCTGGCTTCTCCGTCCTTGGCGTTCCGGCAAGGGCTCGGGGCATGGAGCTTGCCGAATTATCCTTACCGAATTATCAGCATACACAACTCACGGGGAAATACCGGACGTGCTTGGATTCGACTCAGGGAAGAGCCATAGCATCCTCATCGAATGCAAAACCTCTCGAGCCGACTTTCTAGCCGATGCTAAAAAGCCTTTCCGGACAAACCCGGCTCAGGGTATAGGGACGCAACGCTGGTTCCTGGTGCCGGCCGGAGTTTTAACCGCGGAAGACCTGCCCGAGAATTGGGGCCTTCTCGAGATTCGGGAAGCTGGTACTGTCGTAGTGGTACGCGAGTCGGGAATATTCGAGAAGAATGCGCAAAGCGAAGTCCAGCTTCTTGTTTCTACTATCTGCCGACTGAATATCGAATCAGAGGGGCATGTCATGATCCGAGCATATCTTCCGCTTCAGAAGGCCAATAAAGGCAAACACAAGGCGACATTCACGATAGGGGAGGGCGAGCCATGAGCGGGAAAAAGATGAACCCTACTCGCATCGAGTGGGCGGACAATACCTGGAATCTGATTCCTCGGTTTCCCGGATACTATGTCACCAAAGAGGGGAAGGTTTTATCCACTGCCTGCAATGAACCAAGAATAATGAAACAAATAGCCAAGAAAACGGGCTACAGGTATTTGTTTCTATATGACGGGCATGGTCGAAGCGTTAAGAAATATGTCCACCATCTGATACTCGTCACTTTCGTCGGGGATGCCCCAGGGGGCATGGAGTGTCGGCATCTTGACGGCAACCCTTCGAATAATCGCCTTGAAAACCTGGCATGGGGGACCAAGCAGGAAAACAGCGACGACAAGGGGCGACACGGTACATTCCCGACCGGCGAACGTTCCGGGACTCATAAGCTCACGGAGGCGAATGTAAGAGAGATTCGCCGCACTTACGGAGCGATACCTCTGCGCGAAATGGCGAGTAAATACGGAGTTTCCCATACGGCAATTCGGCGGGCGGCCATGGGGATGAAGTGGGCCTGCGTAAAGGATGTTGCATGAACAAAACCCGGATAGAATGGTGTGACGCAACTTTCAACCCCGTCGTCGGCTGCACCTTTTCTTGCCCCTACTGCTACGCCCGGACCATGGCAAAGCGCTTCGGGAAGAAGCTCTACGGCCGGGATGACTTCGTGCCCACTTGGATCGAGCGTAACTTCAACCGCGAATTCCCCAAGAAGCCAGCGCGAATCTTCGTGAACTCCATGTCGGATGTGGCCGATTGGGAGCCGGAATGGATAAACAAGGTTCTTGCGCGGATCGATGGAAATCCGGAGCATACATTTTTGTTCCTAACAAAGCGCCCCGACATTTACCAGAAATACAAGTTTCCCCGGAACGCTTGGCTTGGATGCACAACAACGGGTTTTGCGGGAGCCGTGGTGGATTGGTGCTCAAACAATCTGGCCTTTCTTTCCGCCGAGCCGCTTCTTGGCCCCATGGCTATGCTCGACAAGCGATATTCTTGGGTAATCATAGGCGCCGAGTCCGGAAACAGAAAGGACAAGGTTATCCCAGAGAAGGAATGGATAGATCGCCTCACGCTGGCCTGTCTCAAAAACCATATTCCCGTTTTCATGAAAGATAGCCTTATCCCAATCATGGGCGAGGCGGGGATGATTCGAGAATTCCCGGAAAACGCAAAATGAAAGTCAGAGACGTTATAGATCACGTAAGCCATGGTTTTCCTCACTATCTCAAAACGTGCAACCTTCGCGGCGATGTGATTTTTCATGCCGAGTGCATCGTGGAGAACGTAACATCAATCGCGGCGGGTTTGGCTCTTTTAATCGCACATGGAATACTTATCGTTTTGCTCCCTATTTGGTGGATTCCGGTGCGGTACTGGATTTATCGAAGCTTTAAGCATCAGATCGAGCTACTTCGAGCGAAGGAAAAGGGGAGGGTGAAACCATGACGACGAAACAGATAGCGGAAGTGATGGGCAAGGCCGAGAGAAGCGTCCAGAGGTGGGCCAAGGCAACCGGCGACAATCTGACGCCGGTGGGGAAGTCGGGCATTCCTGCCGATCGCGCTCTCGACGAGAAAGATTGCGGCACATGCCAATGGGGAGGATATGAACTGTGTGCAATGCCCCTCGGCAGGGAATGCATTTGCGATCCCGCAACGGATGACTACACATCATGGGAGCCCACGATCGGAAGGGGTAAGCCATGACCAAAGTGCGCCACGAGATATGCGCCATCGTCGGCCGCTACACGGACCGAGACGGCAAAGAGAAAAATCGATACCAGAAAGTCGGCGTCGAACTCGAGACCGAGGGGCTGTCATGCTCTCGCTTTTCGATCCGCGCGAGGAAGGGCAAGGAGGGCTTGCTTCCTGACCTCGTATCGCTCGCCTCGGACATCTTTGGAAAAGCGGCATGATACGAATTACCCTTGGCGACACAGAGTCGCTATTGCTATGGGTTGGCTTGCTCCTCATGGCGGCCGGAGTCGGAATATCCTTGGTAGTTCGTGCCTTTGCTTATTTCTATGCAAAGAAACACGGGGGAGCCTGACATGCCCTATAGCTCTGAGAGAGGAGAGAAGTCATGACTACGAAAGAATGGGCAGCCAAGCTGAATGGTCGAGAGTATCCCTTCAGCCAGCAGATTTCCAAGGAAGAGATAGCGGCGGCCAAGGCGGAAGGCATTGTCATAGTCTACGGCGCTTCGGACGACCTCATGGAGCTTGAGGGGGCAATCCGGGATGAGGTTGGAGCCCATGAAGGCGGGACAGCCTGCATTCTGGGCGGGAAGCTCCTTGAGCCCCATGACGCGGATAGGTGTGACTGCCCGTATTGCGGGTACGCCGAAGCCGAGCAGCGCGCGAAGGTAATCAAGGCGCTTTGGTGTCCTGAGAACGTACCCGGCAACCCATCCTGGGCATACAAGACCGATATTCCCCATGAGACTTTCGACATCATGGAAGATGGGGAATTGTACTGTCGCGGTATCGTATTTAGAATCGAAGATGTGTAGCATAAAGCTCGCGAATGATCCAATTTGAGATTACGCATAAATAACTATGAGATAATGGGATACGAATGGGTAGGACGAAGCAAAAAACCAAATTGACACCAAAGAAAACCAAAACTACTCAAAAGGTACGAAAGCCACGCTTAAAAGAGGGCGGATATGGCCCCAGAGAGCCGTTTGATAGCAAGCATCATGGCCTTTTGCTCTACTACATGGCGCTGTGCGGCCATACCGATGCCGAGATGGCGAAGAAGCTCGGGAAGTCCCGGTCCACGCTCGCGCGCTGGAAGAAAGAAAACCCCGAACTCGCCAAAAGCATGCTGGACGCGAAAGAGAGAATAGATGCACGGGTCGAGCAGGCGCTTATATCTCGATGCCTTGGATTTGATTATGAAGAAGTAACGACCGAGGAAATAGAAATCGATGGCCTCGACGGGGAGAAGCTTCCGGCCAGAAAGAAGCGCACAACAAAGCGTCGCGCGCTTCCCGATCCTTCCAGTATGCAGTTCTGGCTTACTCACCGACAGCCGAAGAGATGGGGATCGGAGGATGAAGGGGATGGTCGCATAGACGATGCATGGGAGAAAGCGCTAGAACGCGCGGTGTTGGACTTGTCGGCCGAAGACAGGAAGCTGTTAAGAGAGATCGGGCAGAAGGGCACTACGGATGGAACCTAAGCTATCCCGAAAGCAAAAGCTCGTCATTCTCGCCGACAAGATGTACGAACCGCTCCTCACGATCAACGAGGGGGCGGTTCGATCGGGCAAGACCGTTGTTGATAACGTTCTCTGGAAGCGACATATCAAGAAGTTTAGGGGCAAGGATTTTATCATAACGGGCTACTCGACGGGAACCATCGAAAGAAACATCGTAAAACCATTCTATGAAATGTTCGGAGAGAAGATCCGCCTCGATAACTTCAATTCCTTTGACTATCACGGGAATAAGGTGCATTGCTTTGGATCTTCTACCTACGACGCGCATAACGCTATGACGGGTTTGACCGCTCACGGCTGGTACGCGAATGAGGTGACGCTTCAGCACCCGAACACGATTCAAGAAGGATTTGACCGATGCTCGGGCGAGGGCTCTCGGATGTTCTGGGATACGAACCCCGACTTCCCCGATCATCCTATCAAGGTCAATTACATTGATAAAAGCGGGGAACGGCTGTCTTCTGGCCGACTATCGATTCTGGCTTGGCACTGGAAGCTCGAGGACAACGAATTCCTTCCGCGCGACTATATCGAAAACCTGAAACTACGAACGCAAGCGGGGACATGGTATAACCGAAAGATCCTCGGGCAATGGGTCGGTGCTGAGGGGCTGATATGGGATAACTTCGATATTGATAGCAACTTCATTCCCGCCTTCGACCCACCGCACGACTGGCCGCGGTGGCGGGCGATAGACTTCGGTTACGATCATCCCTTCGTCTGCCTCTGGCTCACGCAGGACTACGACGGGCGAATCTACGTCTACCGCGAGTATGTCGAGCGCATGAAGCTGATAAAAGCGCACGCGGAATCCGTCAAGCAACTCTCGGGGGAGGAGGATTACTATAACACGGTATCGGATCACGACGCCCAAGAACGGGCGGAATATGAAGCCAATGATGTATCTACGACCCGGGCCGACAAGAACGTTACCGTTGGAATCCAGCGCGTGGCCGAGTATTTCCAGCGATGGGGGGATGGCAAGCCCCGGCTCATGATAATGAGCAACTGCCCCGAGACGAAGAAGTCGGTCTTGAACTATCGGTGGGCACCGCACAAGCCAGGCGTTCCATGGGAAGAGAAGCCGTTGAAAATCGACGATGATCCAAGCGACGCGCTTCGATACGGCGTCATGGAGATAACATCGAATCAGGGGTGCTCGCCGGAGCTGTCCTTGGCGCTCTCTCGTGCTAGTCCGTGGAGCCGGTAAAAACGGCCGGAGCGACCCGGCCATTCGATCTACTTGGATTTTCGATAGTTGTCTATTTTCCGTCTCGCCCTTTCGAGTCTCTTTTCTGCCTTTTCTGTTTTGCAGAAATCTACCGGCATTGATTCATTCCATGTTCGATGCAGATCATCGTAGGCCGCATCATGTTCGATTACGAGTGAGTCGAATTCATTCATACTCTTCTTTCCTTGGTGCGGACAGCCTGCCATGTCGCGGCATCCTTCGCACGTCGTTCGTTTTCCTCAGCTTGTCGCGCCTTGTTTTGGTAGTAAGAGGCGAGAAGGGATTCTCCAGACATTTCGAGCCTCTCAGCCAAGGATCGGAGCTTGTCGCTTTCCTTGCGACGAAGAATTCCGAACGAATCATAGCGCTCGCCGCCAATCAAGTTTTCGTTTCCTGCCATGACTAGAGTCCTGAATCCGCGTCCGAGTAGCAATCTGGACTATCATCGTAGATGGGTTCCATGCCGACTTCATGATCGCTCGCCGCTTCGGTAAATCGGTCATACCTGTCATCCTCCATGGATTCAGGCCGAATCTTCTTTTTTCCGTCGGCGATCTTGTATATTTCGATAAAACCGTCGTCGATGGTATAGCTGCAAAGATAGGACTTGCCGTCAACGGTCAACGCGATATTGTTTCTGTCGATCATTTCGCGATACCTTCCAAAATCGACGATACTGAAATCATTGCAGATTCGCGCCGATCCATGACCGCACACTCGGCACCGAACGCCGCGTTTTCAATCCGTTCCGCCGTTCTCGCAGTTTGATCGGCCGACAAAATGAACCATTCTCCGGATCGATATTTCCGAGCGTGTTCTTGAAGGATTCGCCAGTATTTTTCCATTTCGGCGAGTGTTTTCATTTTTGCGGCTTCCTTGTAGCCTGTCGCAATATCATCTTTTCGCGCCATGTGTTTAATCCTCCGGCGTTTCCGCCTAACCAACTGGATTCATCATGGTCCGTATTGGACTGTTTGTCAAGCAAAATATGCAACAAAAAACAAAAGAAATAGTCAATAATTCGATATTCCGATATGGACAATACGATCACTATCATATATAATAGTCCTTAGAAGATGAGTGAGGCGGAAGCGCCGGAGGATAGAAGCATGAGCGAGTGCGCGCAAACCATTTACGAGCAATTCGGCGGAAGCCGTGCCATGGCCATGATTGGCGGAAAAGCAATCGCGAGCGAGAGCGCTTTGGTTATCCACTTCAAAGGATGCCGAAAAGTGAACATGGTTAAGATCGACTACGACTATGGAATGGATTTCTACGGAATGACCTTTTACCGCTTCTCTGGCGTGGAATCGCGCGAAGTCAAAGCGCTGGAAGGCGTGTATGCCGAAGATCTTCGCGGAATTTTCGAGACCGAAACCGGCCTCTATCTCTCACTCTAAGGATGGCGCCATGTACGAGCTAAACAGCGTTTTGATCGAAGGTACGGCAACGGCCAAGCCGGTGCTTACGACAACCGAAGCTGGAAGCATGGTCTGTCGCTTCCAGGTCGAAACAAAGCAGCGCATTTCCGAGGATGCCAAAACCTCGCGTCCGGCGTGCTTTGATGTCGAAGCATGGTCAAGGCTCGGCCAGGTGTGCGCCGAAACACTCGATACCGGCCACAGAATGCGCGTAGTCGGCCGCCTCGCAAGACGCCTGGTTACGGTAGACGGCCTGACACGAACCGAAGTCTGCATCGTCGCCGAGCATGTGGAGTTCATGCGCACATAGCCGGATGTCTCGTTTTGCCTACTTGCGCTAATTGTCCGATATGGACTATGCTTGCACTTGACGAATAAATAGTCTCTGCAAGCGAGGAAGGATGCGGATCGGAAAAGCAAAAGGCGAAATGAGCATCATGTCCAATAGCCGAGCCTCTCGGCCATACGCCTCCGACCTCGCCCAGGTCGATCACCTCCTCTCCCGAGCCCTTTACGAGAACGAACCCTCCAAGTCTCAAATCCGAGTCGGTGATTACCGGCTCGGAGCTTGGTGCGTGAAACCCTATATCAATACCGTCGTTTCCTATGTCGGAATCCCCGTTGTATCATCGGAAAACGAAACGCTCGCGCAAGAGCTGAATGCCTTCACCCAAAATCATCGCAAGGAAATTCTCGACGACCGGAAAGCCTCATATATCGACGGCAAGACCTACGTGCAGCTTCGTCACGAAAAGGGCTCAGGCTTCTCGTTCCGGCTTATCCCTCGGGAAATGGTCAAAGGCATGGAGCGCAATTTCAAAACCGGAGAGCTTTCTCGCGTTATCCTCGAATACGACTACGCATGGAATGATCTCGAGGGTAACTCTCAATCGACCAAGATCACAGAAACCATCGCACTCGACAAAACGACCATCGCCTACTCGGGGGCCACTCCTCCTGGTGCCGACCTGGTCATCGAAGAATGGGCAAATCCTTACGGGTTCATCCCCATAATCGAGCGATTCAACGAGAAGGAATCCTACAACGTTGACGGCCGAGCGGAAATCGGACCCGCTGCCGTCTTCATCGAG